GCCCTATATTCGTAGCGCGGTGGTCGTTTCGCAATTCTCAAAGTCTTGGCGGACTATACATAAATTTGTGCATCCTGGCCACTGCATCTTCAAAATATTCTACTGTGTATGTTAAGTCGTTTTCCTCCATGTCCATTATCGATTCTTCGAAAAAGTAAGCAATTTCTCGTGCTTTTTTCAAGTGTTCTTCCATATCTTTAAGATATGATTTCATGGTCTTAACTTCTTTTTTCATTTCCTTAAGTAGCATAACTGCTCCTTAAATTTCAGGTCATTTATATATTTGTCAAATTCCTTTATATCATTCTGATATCTGTAATCTTTCCAGTATGAGACACGTTTTGTCATCAATACCCTAGAGTTAAAACAATCCCTAGTTTTTTGCTCTGAGTTATCCATTTTCCCTCTCTTGTTATCTTTCCTGTCCAAACGATTTACTCAACTCGCTGGTTTTGATGGACCAGTCACCGAGGAGCTATTCGTTTATGTTATAAATGTACACTTTTTAGGAATTTTCCACAAGTCCAAAAATTCATAAACGTGAATTTTGTCGAACTTGAAGAAAAATTCAACATGTGATATAAATGTGTGGTAACTCTTAAAAATAGGATCCAACATGAACTTACGCGTATACCTCGCCACAAAAAATCTTAAAGCCTATGAATTCTGCAAAATCATTGACTGCGACAGAAGCTATATTTCTGCTATAATGAATGGCAGAAGAATACCTGGTAAAAAAATGGCTAGAAATATTGAAAAAGCAACTGAAGGACAGGTAAAGTTTTTTGATAATAATGACGCAGAAACGGGCCATAAAGAAAAAACCTCTTGATAGATTTTTCTTGAATCATGCTACGTATTCGATTATAGATAAATAATAAATCTATACCATGGCGTCGTATGGGAGTGAAAAAAGAGATCAATTGGGACATGATCGAGTTATGCGTCAAATCTGGATGCAAACAAGTAGATATATGTGAAACCTATTGTATTGATGAAGATACTCTTCGCAGTAGAGTGAAAGAAAAATATGGAATGTCTTGGTCGGCCTTTTCGGCAGCGCTACTCAGTGAAGGACGTACTCTTTTAGAGGCGGCTTCATTCCAAAAAGCATTAAAGGGATATTGGCCGGCATTACTTTGGAATTTGCAAATAAGGTGCGGGCAGAAGTTGCCCGAAAATAGCCAATTCCTTGCGGCCAATCAGTCCTCTATAGATCAATCGCATCGCATTATGGAACTCGAACATCAATTGGAAGAGTTGAGGGCGAATGCCGACCAGCGCAAAACAGAATAAGTCATTTGTTGAAGCTACACACAGATTCAACATTTGGGTCGGCGCTGTTTCTAGTGGCAAAACCTATTCCAGCATCGAACGCTTCATTTACGACCTTAAGAACGGCTCTCCTGGCGATGCTATGATCATCGGTGTCAACAGGACATCTATACAGCGTAACATTTTAACTCATCTATATAGACGATTAGGATTCCCATGTCCGACAGAGAAAGCACAAATGAGCCGATTATACAACAGGGATGTATGGTTTGTTGGGGCACCGGACGTTTCCGCAGTAGCGACGATACAGGGGTCTACTCTCGCTCTTGCTTATGTCGACGAAGCTACGAACCTTCCGGAACCTTTCTGGAAAATGCTAGAAAGTCGGCTTCGCGTACCAGGTGCAAAATTATTAGCAACGTGCAACCCTGAAGGCCCTGCACACTGGCTTAAGAAAGACTATATTGATAAGCCATGCCTTGACTTGGTGTATTGGAATTTCTGTCTAGAAGATAATCCTACACTTGATGACGCCTATAAACAGCAGCTTAAGGCTTCTTACTCAGGGATGTGGTATAATAGATATATTCTCGGAGAGTGGGCTCTAGCACATGGAGCCATTTATGATTGCTACGATAAAGACAACGAATATGAAAATCCTTTCCCTACGCCCAACTATTATATTGTTGGTGTTGACTATGGAACCACTAATGCAACAGCTGCGGTATTATGTGCCGTCACCCCCAATAAGTGGCCGCAAATTAGAGTGGAAGCAGAATATTACTATGACTCAGCTAAAAAAGGTCGATCCAAGACAGATCAAGAACTCACACGAGATATCAAGGATTTTATTGGATATAAAAACGTCTCTTCAATTTACGTGGATCCTGCCGCAGCGTCTCTTAAAATTGCATTGCGACAAGCCGACCTACCCGTACTTGACGCCAACAACGATGTCTTACTTGGCATTAAGATCTGTTCTAAATTTATTGGCGGAAAAAACATAGTCATCCAAAAGGGATGTACGGTTTTGCGCGAACATCTTCAATCTTATGCATGGGATTCTAAAGCCGCACAACGCGGCGAAGACAAGCCTGTCAAAAAAGATGATCATATATGCGATGCATTACGATATGCCGTCTGTAGCGCATTCCCAAGAGGAGAATTTGACAGCCCTGATATAGGGGATTACGGAAGATATAGAAGAGACATTCTTGGTCCCGATGACTCTTGGGGTCCCTTAGGCCCAACACCTGGAGGGTATTTCTAATGGGATATTTGATAGATGATAATATATATCAGTTCGAAGATGAAAGGGAGATGATGTCTTTTTTAGGTCTCGATCCGGATACATTGCAAGGAGATTATGCGGAAGCTTATCACCACACATCAAAAATGTGGGAAAAATCCGAATTAGCCCAAGCTGAGCGGTTGATTGCAGGAATCAAATATCAATCCTGGGGAAAACATAGTGTTGAAAACAACAAGTCTAATATGCAATATGTTAAAGAAATAGAATATTGGAGAAAAAACTCGCAGAACTATGAATACCTATATGATCAGCAAAAAGAAATAGCGCAGGGTTACAAGAAAATCATAGAGGAGTTGCAGGAGGAATTAAAGACGCTTAACCTCGAAAACGCCACGGGGAAAAATTGTGCGTGAGGGAAAAATTCAGGACAAGAGCAGATTATTGCTTTTGTCAATTTCTTGTTGAAAGAAAGTACAGGCCTCCTTTAGTTTTAAAGCGCTAACCGTAAACTTAAGGAGTCCTGCATGACCACAATACACAAAACCACCGATTACGATCAATTCAAGTTTCTTGAGTCTCAAAGAAACGTGACAAGAACATCTGCTGTTTTAGAATCCATCAAGCAAAAAAACATGCTCGATTTAAAGCCTATCATATGCAATAAAGAAAAATATGTACTAGATGGACAACATCGATTGCTTGCTGCAAAACAATTACGCGTTCCTATTTATTACATTCATCAATGATGAAATAGAGGAAATAGACATATCATTACTTCAGGTTCAAAAATGCTGGTCCCTGAAAGACTATCTAAAACATCATATGGCCGTGTCAGAGTATAAGGATTCTTATCAATTCGTAGACGACTTGCTAAAAACATATCCTCAAATGCCCCTCGCATTCTTATTGCCTTTATGTACCGGTGTAGACAACAAGGAAAGACAATTTAGACTTGGAAAGTTTAAAGTGACTAAGAATAAAAATTGGATCACGGGTAAAGCTTATGAGATTGACGAAATCACTTGTTTCGTGAAAAAAATATGCGGGGTTAAAGTTTTGAAGAAAAATGACTTTTTGGCTATTTATAAGATCGTATCCGATGAATCTTACGACCATGAAAACATGTTGACCAAACTAAACATCAGAAGAGACGAAGTCATTGAATCTTTTAAGATGTCATGCGTGAGTAACATCTATGATAGGCTATATAAAAAAGTGTATATGTTTATGAGACGCGAAAAAATCGAGCAAGACTAATGCGCGAATATAGCCGTTGTGGTAGATTAAATTTTAATCTTAACACACGGCATTCATGGGTTCGTACGAATCGGGCAATTACTCATTGGGGTATATAGATCCTAGTGATGTGTCAGCAAAAGACCTCAAGCAAATGCAGGACTGGTTTTACCAGTCCAATTATACCGCAAACTCCACCTTGTGGTTACAAGGTGCCATCGACAAGCGCTTCAAAGTCGGTGATCAGCAGTTGTACAACGCATTTTATGGGAACAACTCTCAAAACGTTCAGAAGTTTTTCTTTAACTTGATCCGCCGTCATATAAATATGATCTGCGGATTCCAACGTAAAAACAGAAAATCTACCATCACTCTTCCCGTCCATGATAACGACGACCCACTAGCCGATGACTATAACAAGGTCATGCGATGGGTAGATGATAGAGATGGATTCCAAGAATATCTCTCTCAATCTTTCGAAGGGGCCTGTGATACAGGTGAAACATTACTGCACCTATATCCTGATTATACCTATGATCCCGTTTCAGGAGATCTTTTCACCGATTCCGTGCAATACAACAACTTCTTGATTGATCAATACACCAGAAAGCAAGACCTAAGTGATTGTAACGGTATTTGGCGAAGAAGATGGACGTCGAAGCAGATGGCAAAGACATTGCTTCCAGGCTATGCCAAAGAAATCGACAAAATGAAACCAGGTGGCATGAAAGATGGCCGCTTCCCATTACAAGCCGAGCTTCAGAACGTCGCCATTAATAACCTATTCACCTACGATGAATTCTATTATCGAACTACTAGGCCTGGTAAAATAATCTTAGACCCAATGACCGGTGAAGCCGTTGAATGGGAAGAGAACGAAGATGAAGAAAAAGACATGATGGAGAAGGTGCTCTATCAACAGCCTTGGTTAAAGGTCAAAGAAGTTCAAATCCCCACTGTCAAATTAGTCATAGGTCTTTCAGGTAAAATTGTATATCATGGAAAAAATTTACTTGGCATTGACGAATATCCATTTGTCCCGACACAATGTTATATAGAACAAGATATTCAGGCATATGCGTGGAGGAAACAGGGTATCATTAGGAACTTACGAGATAGCCAGTTCCTATATAATATGCGTAAAGTTATCGAGCTACAAATACTTCAGAGCTCACTTAATGCTGGTTGGATTTACCCTGTAGATGTGGTTCCAGACCCTAAATGTTTTAGACAATCCAGTGGTGGCGATGGGTTCTTAATCCCATTGAAGGCAGGACACCTTCCCAATGAAATTCAAAGAATCGAGCCCGTATCTATACCACAATCACTTTTAGAGCTTTCGAATAGCCTCGCAGAAGACATTACAAAAATTTCGGGAGTCAATGAAGAACTTTTGGGCTCAGCGACGGACGACAAATCTGGGATTCTCTCGATGTTACGGCAAGGAGCGGGCCTTACCACTCTGCAAACGATATTTGATAAACTTGACTACACACAACGATTGTACGGGAAAATCAGGCTACAAGCCATACGAAAGAACTTTAGCAAAGGTAAAATCCGTAACATTCTTGGTCATGATGCAGATCCTCGTTTCTGGACAAGCCATAGTCAAAAATATGCCATCTCTGTCGAAGAAGGCAATTATAGTGCAACGCAAAAACAGATGGAATTGCAACAACTCCTCCATTTTAAAGAATTGGGAATGGCGATTGCTGACAAGTCTATCCTTCGGGCGGCCTTTATCACGGACAAGCGTAAGGTTATCGAGGATATGGAAGAACAGCAACAACAACAGGCCCAGCAAGCCCAACAACAGGCCCAACAACAATCTCAAATAGATCAAAGTAAGATTATGGCCACGATGGCAAAGGCGCGATTGGACACAGCTAAAGAACAAGAAAGCTATGCGAAAATGGATGATCTACGTGCCGATGCCGATCACAAGCGAACACAGACCGAACTAGATTTAGTTAAATCGATGGTCGAATTGGAGTCTTTAGACCTGGAAATGATTCATCGTTCTTATGAAATTGCGATGGCAATAAAAGGTCAAAATACAGTAAATAGCGAACAACAAATGCCAGCAATGGCTGGTGCAGGAGTATAGTATGGCACACAGTAAAGAAGCCCACGGCAAGATGCATGCAATGGGGAAATTCAATGAAGGACATTGGGAAAAGAAAATGGAGATGGTTGACCAAGCCGACGGGAAATACTCGTCTGAAATGAATCAGGCAGAAGAATATAAAAAATCGGCCGATCAACTTGCGGCATATGCTAAAAGGCATAAGATGAAATATTAATGCACGGGTCGCTTACATCTTGTAAGCGGCTCACATGTCAGGATGGAAGATGGAATTTAATATTGGCATAGAAGTGAAGAAGTGGTGCGACTTCAAAGATGCGAGGAAACGAGATCCAAATATGAAGCAATCGGATCCAAAATTCATGACCATGCTTAAAAGAGAAGAGTTAATAGATGAATTATTTAGATATTTGGGGGCGATCTGATGAAAACAAAGCACAATCCTGATTATGCAAAAGACAAAACGGCCGACGTGATCAAAAAAGGAAGTGGTAGAGCTGTTCCAAATGAACAATGGGAAAAGAATATGAATCTTACCCCCGATGGTCATCCTACAGCAGCGGGGGCTTTTATGCCTATGAGAGGCAAAGATAGGCCATGTACTCACGTTAAAACGAATGAGTGTGACCATTGAGCCGTTACACTAAAGATCCCCTGCGGGAAAGTTTTACGCCCATAGAAAAGAACATTTACATAGAGAGACATGGTGATTCACTTTCATGGGTAGGGCCTGAAAAACAAATCGATGCAAAAGAGATAAAATCCGATGAGAAAAGTCCGAATAAAGCTGTTAAGGGAAAGCCTAAAAAAGTTTCTCGCAAGCCCGACTAAGCAGCAATGGCGAGTTTATAAAAAAAACTACATGAAAGGGTTGGTCTGAAATGTCAGAAAATCTAACAGCCGGAGAATTGTCTAATAAGGCGCTAAGAGACACCACGAAATATGATGCATTAGAAGTTGGTCATGCGATGGCCGACAGCCTAGATGCCCAGTTCGATATATGTGTAGAAAACCACTTAAATCATATTGACGAAGAAGGTGGCTATCCTTGGCGTGCATTGGAAAGATTTTGCGTTGTCATGCAATTGGCCGAAGACCCACTGATAAAGAACGCAAAGAGAAGAAAGTTTTATTGCTGTCCATTTTTACCCAGCCCACGACCTAATCAAGCAGTCTTTTTATATACAAAAGCCACCGGTAAGATAATTAAGAGGCTTTGGGTTCTTCCTAGCGATGTTGTGATGGCTGAATTAGCAGGAACAAATATTATTGTCCATAAACGTTATGAAACAATGCAGGCATGGTCTGTAGCGTTTTTTAGTGGTACTTTCTGGGAATATATTCGTCACGAGCATGATATCGACATGGTTTCGCAAGAAGAATATATATCAAAGCATAAAAAAGAATTGGTCCAGGCAGGCTCTAAGCTCCTTGATTCTAATCGGTCCGAGCCCTTTGACTTCAGTAAAATCCATATCAAAAAGGTCGTTGACCCTATTGCAGCCGTGGCGTAATAAAGCGGTTTCTATCGCAGAAGACAGCCCTAATATTTGTAACGGGGCATCACACGCCATATAGTTTATTGTCTTTCTGTAATCCTCTAGCTTTTTCGCAACGAATTCGCGCATACGACGAAGATCTTCGTCTTTTTCAAAATTGGTCTTTACAGCTTCTGAGTTTTCAACTAACTTATTTATATCCATAAGGAGGCTCCACAATGACATTAAGTCCGCCAGACATTAAATCAGAAGCCGTTTTTCAACAAGAAAAAGTTGAGGCGAAAAATGACAAATCGCCTGAAATGACACCATTAGAAAATAAATCACAGCAAGAAAATAAAGGGGAAGCACCAGAAGATCCCAATTGGAAAGCATTCAGAGAAGCAAGGAAAAAGGATCGTGCAGATAGAGAAGCCGCGGAACGTAAAGCATTAGAAAAACAAGCCGAAGTGGAAGCATTGAAAGCGGCGATGGAGGCGGCATTTTCAAAAAGCAGCCATCACGTAGAACAACAGAGTTATGATAGACCAGAAGAGACTGAAGATGAACGTATAGAAAAAAAGGTGCAAGCGGCTTTATCCATTAGAGAGGCAGCAGCAGAAAAGGCTAGAATAGAACGTGAGAAACAAGAATATCCGAATAGGTTGATGAAGACTTATCCCGATTTGAACCAGGTGATTTCGCAAGAAAATCTGGATTATCTAGATTACCATTATCCAGAAATTAGCCGGCCCCTGCAACGTCTCCATGATGATTTTGATAAGTGGTCGGATATTTATAACGCCATTAAGAAATTCGTTCCCAATAACACCACGGCCAAAAAAGAAGCACAAAAAGCTGAAATCAATATGAATAAACCCAAGTCTATTTCTTCTCATGGCATAACACAACCTGGAGAGGCTAGATCTTTCAGCAATATGCAAGACATAGAAGCTAAAAGGGCGGCTAGATACGCCGAAATGAAAAGAATCATAAACGGCGTATAAGACATTCACGGGGCTATTTTTGACTTTTTACAGCAAATGGCCCCATCATCCTATCTATAATGATATTCGCCTTTCCATCCTGCAAGATGACTCAATATTTTACCTGATGAATCGATAGTGGAACATGTCCATGTCCCCTTTTGATCATTCCAATATTCAAATGAAAACCCATAGAGATAGGCATTTTCTGCAAGTGATACGAAGATAATTGGAAGGATGAAATGAGGTGCGATTAAAACAGCTACGGCTATCATTCTAGGCATATCATAGTCATTAACATTTTCCGCAGTTATTTCAGTTATTTTTTGTGCTTGAAGCTTTTGCAGCAATAAGTTCTGGATTGCGATTGATTTTTCGTTTTCACTTTTTAGTGCGTCGACCTTTTCTTTCAGCAATTGTATTATCTCTTCATTTTTTCTATTAGTTTTTTTTTGGTTATATTGTTCTATCTCGAGATAACAAGCGGCCTCATGAAGATAAAAATTTTGTGGAGAAACGTCCACCGCAAATGTGTTGACCATATAATCCTATGTTCTGTTTTGGTTTCTATTCCAGTTTTCGGCACAGAGCGCTTTAAAACCCGCCCCAATGAAACAATCGTCGGTATCTTCTCTGCACTCTTCACATAACCAAGCTCTACCGACTGTGGAGGCTGCTCTAACTGCGACTGTGAAGCCGTTTAAAGTCCAAGAGTTTAGATCGAAAGAACGTTGTATGAAATTATCAATGCCATCACAACAACAATGATCTGGACGGCGGTGCTGCGTGATGGATGCTGTGGCGTCTGTCAAAGTCAAAATTGTATTGGGAATCTGTCTTACTTCCTGAACCAATTGATTATGAACAACTTCTCTTTGTCTAGACAATTGAGCTTCTTCTCTTAAATTTTGTATTACTTCATCTTGTCGGTTGATGACTTGTTGGAGCTCTCTTTCTCTTTCAGATCTTCCAAGTCTTAATTCACGAATAACCACTTCGTTCTGCTGGTTTATTTCGAGTTGTCTCTGAAATTTTATTTGTTGTTCTTCCAGCTTGTCGGATAGGATTTTCTTTTCTTCTATAAGCACATCGATTTTTTTCGCCGATTCGACCATTTTATTTTCCATCTCTGCGAATTTTCTAGAAAGATTTTGCCTTTCTTCTTTTTCGCTTTTCATTTCTTTTCTCATTTCCATCATGAGCGAAGTGAGATCGGTAGGTTTGAATTCATTGTCTCTTTGTTGTTTGACAAAATGTCTGAACTCAGGGTCTTCTTCATAAGCGGAAAAAAATAGGTAAGGATCAATATCAATTTTTGATTCTTCTTGAGTTGGAGAAAAAGATTTACCTTGTGTGTTCTGATTTATCAATGGAAAGTTAGAAGAAAAAGATCCTTTAACAGGAGAAGACATGATACCCCGCGATGGTTAATGGTTTTGATTATACGCTATCTATGATCCTTATAACAATTTCGAAAATGTTGATCATCTGAAAGTTTATTTTATGTAGTTTATAGCAATGAAACCGCTCCACAAGCATCGTGGAGAAGGGAAATGTTATTGTGATTGTCTTTAAATAAAATATTTGACATCTTGAATGCAGCGCAAAAGGTGGGATCGCGCCCCGTCAAAGAGCCTACGCCTCTCTAACGTAAGTAGAAATCAATTTTCAACTTATTTTAGAGAGGTTTCATATGTCCTTTTCAACCGGAATTACCGGCATTCAGAATATGGCTCCCGAATTGCCTGTGCAGGCTTCGGAAGACCTACTGTCTACTCCAATGTTTAACTTGATTCACAGTTTTGGTGTGGATCTTCACCATGCCGAAAGCTATATCGGTAAAACCACGCGTATGTCTCGTTTTGAGCGTCTTTCCACAGATGGTGGTCAACTGGATGGTTCGGGTATCGATCCCGCTTCAGAAGTGCCTGTCCGTACTGATATTGATGCTACCATGGAAATCTATGCCAAATCTATTGTTACTAACGAGCAGCTCGTCCTTTGGGAGAATTCCAAGACTCTAACTAAGTTCACAGCACTGCTAGGACAATGGTTACGTGAGAAGGAAGATCTTTTGATGCGCGATCTTTTTTCAAGTTCGGTGTCATATCTAAACGCCACAGGGGGCTTAAACGGCGATCAGCCTAGTAACATTTCCTTGAATGACGTCAACAACATCGAAAACATCCTTCTTGGAAACGATGCTCGTTCGATGCTTACCAACTTGGAAGCCACGCTGAAATTCGCAACCGGCGGTGTTCGCGATGCGTTTATTGCTTTGGCCAACACCAACTTATCATCCGACCTTCAAAAAGTGCAGGGCGTATTGCTTAAATCAGCATACCCCACTCAGGAAGGTATCAGGCCAGAAGAATATTGCTCTATTAGCCGTTTCCGATTCTTTGTTTCATCGAAAGCCGCCAAGACTCCTGGTATCTCTCTTAAGGGCAATACCATCTACACCATTCCTATGTACGGCTTAGAAGCCGCTGCAAAAATCGAACAGAACAACTACACAGCCGTTATTGGGTATAGACCGCCTTGGGTTGTTTCTAGCGTAGCCCAAAACAGCCAGTTATACGCGAAATTTGCAATCGCTCGCGCGATTACGAACCAAAACTGGATCAGTGGTCTAAACGTAACAACCTTCATGCCTTCATAAGGAGCCAATATGCCTTTTACAATTGTTTCTCAGGGCACCCAAATTCAGCCCGCGACTGCAATCAATTTGATTGTTCCACTTCCGTCCGGTTGTGATTATTTTAAGACCTATAACCTCACTCAATTGGCTACAACCCAATCTACGGGGCGTAATGTGATGGGAGAATGGTTCGGTGGTGGCTTGACAGCTGTCAACGATGGGATTGACTATTTTAAATCGAATAGCTCGTCCAACGCCATGAACGTGTCTACATTTGCTCAACAAAGCGTCAACGGGTTTACATATGTCAACTCGTTTCCCGCTCCACAAGCCGCTTTGACGGGCACGACCATCACGCAGGCGACCAATGCTGTGGCTAGCGTGACAAATACATATTCAAATGGCGATCAAGTCGTTATTTATAATGCCGTTGGGATGCAACAAATCTCGGGCATGACATTTACCATTTCGTCTGTATCTGGTTCTGGGTTCACTCTTCTGGGGTTAAACTCTTCGGGATTTGCTACTGCGGCCACCAGCTTTATGGTAAGACGTGTAGCTCTTTATACTCCGGTAGAGCCAAGTTACCTCTATGTAACAGGCATTTCCCAAGCTACACAAGGTGTTGTGACTGTTTCTCAACAGCATAACTATCAAGTTGGGCAAGCTGTTGAGTTCACCATCCCAGGCTCATTTGGCATGGTCCAACTCAATAACTATTACCTACCACAAAACAAGCCCCCTATCATCACGGCCGTAACCGCTTACACTTTTACGATTAACGTGAACACAAGCGGATTTACCGCATTTGCCTTCCCAGCAAGCGCCTCTTCGCCTACAGCACAACTGTTCGCGACAGTTGCTCCCGCCGGTCAGCAAGCCACATATAATCCTATCACTGGCATTCAGACTGGCTATAACTTCCAGTATGTGCCCTTTAGAACGGGTATTTTTGTGCCTTACATGATGGTTTCCGCTGGAGCACAAAGCCCTGGTGGATCGGCTGGCGATACGATTGTATGGCAGGCCTATAAGATGGAAACGGGGACCATCAATTCACCGGTTCCTAGCTAGGATTAAAAGTAATAGGGAAGGGGCAACTCGTCCCTTCCTTTACCTAAAACAGGTAGACCATGATGGCCAACAACTACTTGCCGCCAGTAATCACCGTTCCTAGTGCATTGGTGATAACGGCAATCACACAATCGTTGCCAATGGTGATTACGGTGGAAATAGGGAATCCCTCGACAGAAGCTAACACTTATATCGTCGGAATGTCTGTGAGATTGTTCGTCCCTTATGCATATGGCATGTATCAGGCCAACAACATCATAGGAACGATAACGGCCATTAGTGGCCCGAATTTTACTGTTAACGTTGACTCTTCTTTGTTTGACGCTTTTGTTGTCCCATCTGGGAACACTGAACAACCCGCGACAATAGCTCCTGCGGGAAGTAGAAATTATCAATACACAAACGGAAGCAGCTTGTCTGTCCCGTTTCAATCATATAACAACATAGGTAACTAGCATGTCACATGTAGCCATGGCAACGACGTCTGGAGAAATGCACGGATTGATAAATGTGCTTACGAATAGTGTTCCGGCGGATGATTTTAAACACATGAAAACCGAACACAAAAAAGAAATGGAAGCTCGAAAAAAATCTGAAGCCAAGCTAGTAAAAGCTGAATATATGAATGCTCGTGGAAAACATGAGAGATTAACGAAACCATATTGTGCGGGTTCTGGCGAGCCTATCCAAATATGGCATTTCATTCCAGGCAAGGTCTATGAAGTCCCAATGGGCCTCATCAATGAAGTAAATGATAGAAGGCGACATATGCCAAAAAGAAGTGGACTTGTAAGCATTGATGGCAGTCCTATCAAAAAAGACGAATCGCCTTTAGACAGAGATGAAGAAGGTGAATGGCTTCATAAAATGGTTCCCGTTTCATTTCAAGTGGCATAAAAATGACGATAGCACAGGCGAATAGCACCTATGCATTCATAGAAAGCAAAGTAAGAAGACTAACGGCTTCAGCAAGTCAGGCATCCTTGACGAGCGCTTTAATCCAGCAATATGTCAATAATTTTTACAATAATGACTTCCCATACGCGATCAAGATTGATCAACAGCGATCTGTATATAAGTTTTTGACCATTCCTAATGTGGACCGATATCCTGTAGACGTAAACAATCTACAGGGTTTTCGCGCTCCCGTCTATTTTGAAGGCATTCAGGGTAATTTTTTCAAGAATAGAGACCAGCTTTATAATCTATACCCTAGATATCCCACGCAATATCAGCCTATAGCAGGCGATGGTGTGAAAACACAATTTTCATTTGTCCTTTTTGGCAATAATCAGAACCCATTCCCGCAGCCCAATTTTGGGATATTAAGCACTCAGCTTGTGATTGGCGGCATCGATAAAAATGGCAACCCCATCCGCATTATAGATGATGGTGGCGCTGTTACAAATGCATATGGGATAGGTTCCAACACCACCACCGGACAGCTTCTATTTCTCAACCAGAACAATGTTGGTAACAACGTTTATCTCGACTCTAACAATGCCCAGCAGCCGGCGATTCCACCGCTTTCTCCTCTTCCAGTCCCTTCGCCTCCAAGTCCACTTACTCCGCAATATTGTGGAACGGTTAATTACGTCACGACAGAAATAACGATAACGTTTCCAGTTGCTCCGGCGGCTGGAATGATGATTAACGTATGGGCCGCACAGTATCAGGTAGGCCGTCCTTATAATCTCTTATTCTGGAATAACGAACTTACGATACGTCCAGTTCCAGAAAATGTTTACCTCTGTGAAGTGGAAACTTATCAGACGCCTGCTCAATTCATGAATACCACAGACAGCCCCGTGTTGAATCAATGGGCGCAATATATAGCCTACGGCGCGGCCATGGAGATATTAAGAGATCGACAAGATATGGAAGGAGTAGAAAATCTTCGAGAGGGCTTTATGAGACAAGAAGGTCTTGTCTTGGAGAGACAGGCTGTGGAAGAAATAAATCAACCCAATATCACTCTGTTCAACAGCACCAACTATGGAAATAGTTCATGCGGGGGATGGGGAATCGGTCAGGGGTTCTGATGGCACCCTATCAGCCGCTAAAGATTACTGGAATGGCTAGCGGCCTAATCCAAAACAGAGAGGATTTCCTGCTTCCTAATGATGCCTATCCGGTATTGCAAAATGCCTATGTGTGGCGCGAAAGGATACTTCGGAAACAAGGATATCAATTTCTAGGGCGTCTTAAACGGCTTTTAATGAACGCAAATTTTGGCGTTACCGGAGCCTCTCCGTGGTCTTTTAATGTTTTTACTCAAATATCACCAGCTATCACCGAACCAACTGCAACAGTATCAGCAGCGGCTTTTGTTTTTGGGGGGATAACATTTACTGATAACGGCAATGGAACCCTCTCGAGTACGACTCCAGGAAATTCAGGCATGATAAATTATGTAACGGGTGCTGTTGTTCTTACTCATACAGCAGGAACGGGGATAGCAGTTACAGGCCAGTTGAATTATTATCCTGGTCTTCCTGTGATGGGGATCAGAACGCGAGAATTGCAAAATAGCGCTAATGATCAGACTGTATTTTTCGATCAAAAATACGCCTATATCTTTAACAGCTCAAATGATGAATTTCAGGAATTTATTCCTGGCACCACTTGGAACGCTGCGGGCTTGGACATTTCCGGAACAGATTTTTTTTGGACTACAAATTACTGGACGGGATCGATTCCTCCCTTTCCATCCATGTCATCGGATGCTGGAAATAAACTTTTTTGGGTGACAAATGGAAGTGGAGGCGAATCAGGCGGTGGAGACCCTCCTAGAATAACAGGGGGCTTTACATGGTTGGATTTCACATCTGGAACATGGAATCGAATAGACGCCACAAATTCGCTTTACAACTGGTTGTGTAACCTCCCATTTCGCGGTCGCATGGTTGTCTTCAATACCTATGAAGGATTAACTGCAGGGGGAGCAGGAAGTGCTCAGAATTATTCCAACCGTATACGTTGGTCGACGATAGGCAATCCATTCATCCCATATTCGGCGGGGCCTCCTGCAACGGGGTCATGGAGAGATGATATACGAGGTCAGGGGGGATTCCTTAATATACCAACTAGCGAAGATATTATATCTGTCGGCTTTGTGCGCGATAATCTTGTTATTTATTGCGAGCGTTCTACTTGGCAGCTTCGTTATACAGGGCGGGCAATCGCTCCGTTTCAAGTTGAAAAGGTAAATAGTGAGTTGGGCATAGAGAGCACCTTTTCTTCAGTACAATTCGACACAAGCCTCGTAGGCATAGGCGATAAGGGCATCGTAGAGTGTGATAGTTATAAGTCAGAGCGCATCGACATCAAGATTCCGGACTTTGTTTTCAACTTCAATTCGATGAACAATGGCGTCGCACGTATTCAAGGCATCAGAAATTTCCCAAATAAGCTCGCCTTCTGGACAATCCCTTTAGTGGCATTCTATCCAAATATCGTGAATACCAATTGGATATTCCCCACCGCAAGGCTGGTATACAACTACGAGAATGATTCGTGGGCCATTTTTAACGATTCATTAACAGCCTTAGGAAACTATCAACAGCAAAGAAATATCACTTGGCTTCAGATACCGGAAAATTGGATTCAATATGAAGGGACCTGGCTAGACGATGACTTGGAAGACCCGTTTATCTGTGGAGGAAATCAGCAAGGTTTCATAGAGATATTGGATCAAAATACCGTAAATGATCCTAGTCTTTACATATCAAACATAGTCAATAATGGCTCGGGAATCGCTCAAGTTACTAGTTCTAATCACAATATGCAGTCGGGTTTTGTGATAGGCATAAGTGGGATACCCGCGTCGACACCATTCTCAGATCTGAATGCGGGCGTCTATTCCATTGTTGTTATAGATGCTAACAACTTTACGCTCCGATCCTTCAATTCAGCGACAAATAAATTCGACATTCCCGTTGTGGGATCGCCAGCAGGAACCTATATCGGCATGGGTGTAATCAACATCCGTGAAAATTTTTACGTAAATAGTAAGAAATTTAACTTCATGGATGAAGGGCAGAACATCCAGATGGGATATTTGGATATTCTGATGCAGGCCATCCAAAATGGTGAAATATCTCTATATGTCTATTTGAATTATGACGATGAAACGCCCTCCAACACGCTTTCAAACAATCAAATTCCAGGTAGTTCGCCTGAAGAACCGGATACTTTTTTCAATACCGTAATCCCGATGTCCCCGTCTTCATTTGCCGTTGCGCCTCAAGGAACTAAATTTTGGCAACGTGTCTATTGCCCCACTAGAGCCAATTTTCTCACGTTGCAATATACATTTTCCGATTTACAAATGTCTGCAGAACTTCAACAGCAGCAAGTCCAGATTGATGCACAGGTATTATGGATCAGGAAAGCAGGGAGAATGTGGCAAGGATGATTAAAAAAATAGGAGATCAATTATGAGCTATCAGCCTGGCATACCCACAGGAAGTGTTCCGTTAAATCAGGACTATCTAAATATTCAAGCCAACTTCACCCAGCTGAATACACAGTTTCAAATAGATCATGTTCCACTTACGAGCACGTCCGGAAATCCTCCTAATGGGTATCATGAAGCCATTCATCTTGTGCCGGTATCTACCACATCTAGTAATCCTCCAAATAACCAACCCATAAATGGATATACGGCCACACCTGGTTATGGACAAGTTTTTAATGCTCAAATTAATGATGGCTTGAATACAGACGAAGCGTTCTATTTTTTGAGTGGGGGGAATCGATTAACCCAACTTACAAGGAATTTTACACCGATCCCACTTACCAATAATTACGCAGCGGCAGATGGTTCGGGTGCAGTGGGAGCGGCTTACAATGGAGGTGCGACCTTCCTTCCTGGTGGAATTATATTTCAATGGGGTTCTTTCGAACCTGGTTCGATATCACCTAGTACAGGAACAGTGAAACTTCCGCAGAAATTCACCAACAGTAGCTCTAAAATAATTATTACTCCTATATGTAAATCGGGAGGCACCGCTGTTAATGATACGTTTTCCGTTCAATCTACGACTATTTCAGCAACCCAATTTCAATGGAACTGCACTACTTCGACAAATGCATACACAGGCTTCACCTGGATAGCGATAGGGATTTAAACCATGACGCTTTCATTAGATAGCCAAAATCTAGAATCCTATGTGCCCGTCTATGATGCAGCGCCTAAGACGTTTGAAGAGGGACTACCATTCATCGTAGAGCAGTTGAAAAAACTCGCCAATGCTGTAAATGCCAGAGAGATTGGCTATTTCCTAGATGAAGAGCTTTTAAGTGGTAAAGCGTTTATACCAGGGATTAACAACGCCTCTGATGGAGGATCATCCCAGCAATTTAGGACGATGCTTCGCAAGGTGATAATATTTGGAGCGTTGCCCAATGCATCTACTAAATCGGTACCTCACGGAATAACCTTCGACGCGAATTTTACGCTCATACAGATGTTCGCCGCAGCGACTGATCCGGTGAATCTCATTGCATTTCCTATTCCATATGCAAGTGCAGGATCATCAGATGGGGTAGCGCTTTATATGGATGCCGACAACGTATATATCGTTACACAGATGAATAGGTCATCTTATACGAGATGTTTCGTAGTAATTGAATATTTGCAGGAATTATAGGAGAGCTTTATGGCAAGTTTTTGGGATCGGATTAACCCGATAGGAAGCAAAAGTTTTATAAATCCAATAGCCAATAAAACATTCAGACAAGGCGCGATGGATTTATTTACAGGAACGCCTGAAAAACGAGAAAACGTTTCGACATTAAGACCAGAACAAGAACCTCTTTACCAACAAGCCGTGAACGCAGGCTTGGGTCCTGGAGCCGGAGGTGCAATCGGCTCGGCTGCTGATTACTACAGAAATAATCTAAGCGACAACCCCACTGATTTTAACGCATTCGCTGCACCACAGCTCAGACAATATAATGAAGATATTGTTCCTGGCATTTCGGAACAGTTCGCTGGAATGGGATCAGGTGGACTATCCAGTTCGGGGTTTAGAAACGCACAGATTCAGGGCGCCACTGATCTATCGGAGCGCCTAGGTGCTATTAGGGCCGGATTGAGGGAAAGCGCCGCCAGAGGCCTTCAAAACGTAGGCCAATTAGGTTTGCAAAACTACAGTCAGAATATGGTGACACAACAAGGCTCTCCTGGATTGTTATCAAATTTAGCGCCCGCAATAGGCACTGGCATCGGTGCTGCTGTAGGCGGCCCAATAGGGGCGGGAATAGGCGGGGGAGCCGGCAACTTATTCAAGAACTCTTTCGGCGGAAATAAAATAGGGCAAAATACAATTCCCGATTGGCAAAACACCTCTGCAAGCCCGCAGATTAGGAGATAGGAAATGGCTCAATATATAAAACAAGGGAATATCTTTGGGCGTATAGGCTCCGGAATAGGGCAAGGATTGGCCGAACAATTGCCGAAGGAAATACAACGCGCTAGAATGGCCCAAGGACTTGAAGAATTAAATAATCAAAAAGACTTGTCCAATCAAGAATATTTCACAAGGGCTTTAGGTGTACCTGGCGTGGCTGAAAGCCCACAAATAATACAAAGTTTGGAGAATTTGGCTAGACAAGAAGGTGTAGCGCGGGGATTTAGGAAAATCAAAGATCAGGAAGAAGCCAATCCTTTAAGATCGGCGGTGAAAAACCAAAACATACCCGCATCTCCACAATCAGAAACGGGATTGCAACCGCGGCCCTCTGGTTTAGTCTCACCCAAAGCAACCCAGGCGGCTATTGACACTTATATTCCGAAAAATAGGGATCAATTGCTGTCCAGAGCCGCAGATTTATATGACCAAAATCGAGAGCTATATCCTAATCCTGAAATGGCTATGCAGGCCGCCGTTCAAGAAGATGCGCAAAATCAGGCAATCAATCAGGCTCAACAAGGGCAACGAAACAGCCAAATAGCTGTTGAAGATCGGGCCCGAGAACAACTTTCCAAATTGAGAAAGGCTGCAGGTGTCGAGATTCCAGATAATGTTTACCAACAAGTCGAAAACGATGTTTTGGATAAAATAAAGGAAGGGGAGCCCGAAACGGAAGCGGCTAAAGATGGCCAGAAAAAATTGGATGAACTCTCAAGGCAGTATAAGGAATTTGATACAATTTCAAATTGGACGCTACCATTTAAGGATCCTAAGGCGACAAGGAGATCTATTGATTCTTTGAGATCTGATTTTAAGAAAAGAAACGACCTTGAAAATTTCGCGGATAGCCTTGTGGGAAGAAACGGACTTTCTTATTCCAAAGCATATTATAAAGCCTATCCCGTGCATGAATATCCGAAAGTTAACGAGGTGATAAAATCAATCCCTAAATTGAAAGGTGGAATCGATTTTACCAAGGGATTTGCTGAACCTATTAAAAACGAAAAAGAAACATTGCAAGTCGCCAAAAAGTTAGCCCCTCTCATAAAATCGTCTGGCGCTAGCCCATTATCTATCGCTGAAGAGTTGAGAATGAAAAATTATGATCCAGATACATTTTTAGACTACCTTGTCAAAAATAAAACACAATTGGATCTTTCGGGAAGACAAGACAGAGAATTGAACAAAACAAGAAACTGGTTTCCTTCTTTAAATGATCTTTGGCTATTTATTGGAGAAGGGAACGATAAAGTCGTAGAGGAATAATATGCAACCATATCAAGAAGCTTCTGAAGAATCATCAAGACAATCTTACAGGCCATTTCAAGCAGCTTCAACATTGGCCGGATCGGCGTTAAAAGTAGGTATTGGTGGTCGCATAATGAGTTTTCTCAACAAATATATTCCTCCTGATCTTGCGGCAAAAGGCCTATCCAAGATTGACCCCAGACTTGGAAAATTTATAAATCTTGGACAGGAGGCTGGCTATTCTTTTGATGATATAGCAGATTACACAAAACAAAAAATAGCCGGACAAGAAGAACCCGCTGCACAACAACACAAGAACATCATTGAACAAGAATCGCCAGAATTACATCAATTTTTAGATCAACAAATACGAGCGGGAAGGAATCCCATCGAGGCAGCTGCAATAGCTCAAGGTGATAAGCGCTTCATAAATGCCATCAAGAAACTCGAGAAGGCACATAAAACTCCTTGGTCACAGATTATCCAAGGCATTTTTGGTACCGGTGAACGTGCGCTTTCTAATTCGGGGAATCCTTCACAAATTTCAAGACAACCTGAAACGATGGGACAAGAAAAAGATAGCGGCTTTAATCCCAAAATCGAAGCGGCACTAGATAAAATCATGAGTCTGTAATGATCGAACAACAGATACAGCAATTAAAGTCGGCTCTTCAGGAGTTGGTTAACGCCATTATGAATAGTGGAGAACCAGTCACAGAAGAACTGGAAGTTATGCTTGTTCAGGCCATGGAGCACGTTGCCACAAGAATTCAACAACTTAGGCAACAAGAAAATGAAGAAGAACCCGTCGAGGGCCTTCCGCCGGCAGGAGGCCAACCATCTAATTTGACAGAAGCGATGCCCTCAAGCAATATTGAAGGGTTTGCATATGATGACAAAACAGGAAAGCTGTTAGTTCGATTCTTGGGTGGTCATCCAAATAGAAATGGCCCTATATATGGATATCAAGGCGTCCCCCCTGAAATATTCGAAATATTCAGAAAAGGAGCCATCCCCGCAAAGACTAATGGCAAAAATAAATGGGGGAAGTGGTGGCAAGGAAAATATCCTAGCATGGGAGCCGCGATGAATCATCTCATCAAGGCTGGAGGATATCCTTATCAAAGGCTCAGTTGATACTTTTGCCCAGCCATTTTTCACAATCCAATATGAATTTATCCATCTGCTGCGGAGATAGACTTCCAAGCTTCCTTAACAACTCACGATCTTCTTCGATTTTCAATATGTAATTAATTTTAGCGATCTCAGCCGCATATTTAGCTTCAGTAGACACGCTTATCAAGGAAGATATAAATATAAATGCTACTATCAATATGATCATTTTTTATTCCTTTCTTCGATGGCACACAGACGTCCATGGAAGTCTTTCATGTCCTGACGAATCCCCTCAAGCACCGCCTGTGTTCTTGCTGACGAAGCTTCCATCTTTGAATCTGTATGAAGATACAGGGGAATAGTACTACCAAGTATTGTCACCAATACGATTGCCATCTCTACCAGAGGTTGCCATTGTATTTTTTCTTGAGTCATTATTTGCCCTTATTTCTTTCTTCGATAGCACATAAGCGCCTATGGAAATCTTTCATTTCTTAAGGATACTCTTTCCACCGCATTCGATTCAACGATAAGGAAATAATATGACGATCCCCAAAATCCAACAAATTTCTTTGCATTTAAAAAAATAAGTGGTCATATTTAGATCAGCGTAAATGGAGTCGCTCTCCATGGGCTGCTAGGTACGATTCGCCTCCGTAATGATGGTTACAGCATATTTTTCACAATAAACTTTAATTGAAATCATTCGGAGACAATATGACAGCTTCATTAGGCAATACCGCGCAGGGAACCCCATTTGCAACAGGCGTAGACGCTTTTGTATATCCTCAGTTTATAGGATATGCACAAAGACCACCCACTTCTCAAGATATTTATAATCCTGGCACTAGATGGCAGGACAATTCTGTAAGCCCTCCGGAGATTTATGAGACAACAGGAGCTGGAAACTGGCTCGCTGGCAGTGGGGAACCCGCCACCGCCTCTACATATGGAACAGTTAAATTATCCCCGTATGCCACCTGGACGACTGGAGCGGCCCCTGTTTATCCTGCTGCTGTTGTTGCTAACGCTAACGATGTCTATACGTTTGTCAGCACGTATGCAAGCTCAGGAGGCACACCGGCGACCACAACCAATCAAGGAATCACTTATCTCGCCACAAACGCACAGGCCTCTGGGGGAGTAGTTTCTGCAAACTATGCGATCGTTCCCAGTTCTCTTGCATATGCTATTGCTAACGGAGTTTTCAATGCTTCGTTTGGAACATTAACTTCAGTAGGAACCGCTTCTATAAACGCCTCTGGAACAGCGGCCACGACAATTGGTGGGTCTTCTGGAGCCATCACCGTGGCTGTAGGAGCAGGAAATTTCACCTTAACGGGTGGTGGTAACACTGTAGACATTGCCAATGATTCGGCCAGCAACACCGTCGTCGTAGGTTCTACAAGCGGAACTTCCAGTCTTACATTGAATGCAGGCTCAGGCGGCATTACGATGGTTGGAGCGGCCACTACGGGAGCCTTGACTGTCGTAGGCACTACTCTAATCAATCATACGGGTAATGCGAATACAACAATCGGAAATTCTTCCGGATCAGGTGCGATTACTTTCGATGTTCCATCGGGTAATTTTTCTGTAGTTGGGGGTGGAAATCAAATAAATATCGGTACAGATTCCGCGGCTAATGCGGTCACTGTAGGCTCTGTTACCGCCAGTGCATCACTTACGCTACAATCAGGATCGGGCGGGAATACTGTCATTGCCGGCGCTGTAGGAGCGACGATTCTTATCGGTGCAACTGCGCAAACAGGAACGATCACTCTAGGTTCTAGCACTGCTGCAAATAGCGTTCTGATCCAAAATGGTGTCAACACAGCAGCACAAGTAACTAGTATCGCCAATGGTGCATCGGCTAGTGGAACAGCGACTGTAAACATCCTTAACGGCGCTACGCCAGGGGCTAACCAGACTCTTGCGGTCATGAATAGCGTCGCTTCAGCGGGCACACAATCGGCTCAATTTCTTGGAGGAGCAAATAGCACCGGAAGCCAAAACTTCCAGGTCTTCAATGGTGCTATAGCCGGCGCCACCGATACAATTAGCTTATTTAGCGGCACCATAGGATCTGGAACCTGTACATTTAACTTATTCAATGGAAATGCCTCCGGTGGAACGTTAGTGGCCAATATTTTTGGTTCGACCGCGGCAACAACCGCCGGAACCGTGAATATTGGGACAGGTGCTGTCGCACATGTGACGAATATCGGAAGCTCAAGCGGTGGTAATATTACCCTAAAATCCGGTTCTAGTGGGACTATAGGCATCGGTCTAGGTGGAAATGCTGCTCAAGTTATCACCATTGGAGCCGCAGCACAAACAGGGCTTATCACATTAGGTTCTTCTTCGACTACTTCTACGGTGGCAATTGCTTCTGGAGCCGGCGCCTCAACTGTTAATATTGCGAATACTGTTACCGGAGCAAACGGGGTGATAAACGCCCTAGGCGGCGTGTTCACAACCGGCACATCCACGTTCAATGTCTTTACAGGAACATCAGTAGGTGGAACGCAAACAATAAATCTAGCCACGGGAGCATCTCCTGCTGTTGTCAATATAGGGAATAGTGCTGCTGGAGCTATTGCGATAACTTCTGGCGGTAATATCACCCAAACAATTGCTTCGGGTAACACCTTCGCTGTTGTTGGAGGTGGAGGAACCGTAAATATCGGTGCAGACGTTGCGGCTAATACCATCAATATCGGGACAGGAACGGGCGCGGCTACACAAACGACCAAGGTCGGATCGAATCATTCTACGAGCACAACCACGTTATATGCAGGCTCAGGCGGTGTTCAAGTCGTCGGAGGCCCTCTTTTACTTGAAACAGCAGCACAATATATCGGGATTAAGGGCGCAAGTTTTGCAGCCACAAACTTTATTGGCGTAGGGACCTTAGCTAGCGGAATGGCTACTATAAATAATACTAATATTGCGACTGGTGATGTGATTTTGATCACGAGAACGGGGTCTAATGCATCGACCACGTTGGGTGAATTGACATATACGATTTCAAATGGTACGAGCTTTACGGTAACAAGTTTGATTTTAGGAACTCCTGGTTCGACTCAAACTGGCGATACCTCAACCTTCTCATATATTATTGTGAGACCTATCTAATAGGGGCAAAAAATGGAAATGGAGAACGTCACTAGGTTCTTATCGAAAATCGATGGGAAAAGCAGCCATTGGATTTTAGAAAATGGCATCACTATCGATGTCGCCGAAAAAATGCTATTAGAATTTTTGCAGTATTTAGCCCTTATTAAAACGCAACATCAACCGTCGCCGCAAATAGCGACGGCGGTTGGTGAAAACGATAAAGAGGCATGATATGTGGTCACAGATTGTTCAACTTGATACATTGCGTTCTATAGCATATGGATCGACATCAGTTTCATATGCTGCTGTTGGGACGGCTTTTACTCATGCTGCTAGGCTTGTTTGTTTTACGAATAACACCGATGGCGACATGTTTATCAGCAATGATGGGGTCAATGACAAATTGTTCATCGCGGCAAATTCATTCAAATTGTTCGATCTAACGACTAATAAAAGCGGCGGTCTAGGTGATGGGATTTTTGCCCTTCCCGTAGGCACAATCATTTATGTTAGACAAAGTAGCACCCCGACTAAAGGGGCTGTGTATGTTGAAGTCATATACGGGAATGGTGACGCATGAGCGACGGAAAATTTTTCAATTTGCTAGATTCCCAGCAATCTGATTCAGATAGGATATCGGAATTGGAACGCCTATGGCCATTTATACGGAAAAAAGTTCAGGAATACGAACAAGTAATCTCTGAATTCAATTCCGTCAAGCCACTTATCCAAATTTTAAAGAAAGAAATCGTTGAACATTGTGAGAAGCAGTTCGATCAATTTAGCCAAGAATTGAAATCTCTTAGAAGTTTTCTTCAGGAAAACATGAAGGAAAATCAATTAGAGTGTAAAGCAATAAAAAAAGAACTGTCCGAATCCGTGGAAAGGGAACTGTCCCATCATGATTCGTCATCTAAATTCATCAAAAAATTCGATGATGTGGAAAAGAGACTTGAGAAAATCTTGAATTCTCACGGTGAGATTGAAAATCTTGTAGTAAAAAAACACGACCTGGAAACTCACGCGAAATATTCAAAAGAAGCACATGAAAATATCTTCCAAAGATTGAAATATCTCGAATCGCTACCAGGAAAACAGGAAAGAATTTCCGAAAATATAAAGCTGGCATTGGAAACCGTAGAAAATAAAATCTCCGAATCTAACCGAATGATCGGTTCTCAAAATTCGAAGATGAGCGCAATAGAAGAAAAATGTCAGTCTTCTCATGATTCGTTAAAGAATGAATTAAGAACCTCTTTCGATAATTTATCGGAATGGATGGACTCGAAAATTTTGCAATCGAAGAATGAAGCTAAAAATCCAATCCCCCTGATAGATCTAGCAAAAAATGAGATCTATAAAAAGATGGAAGCCATGGAATTCGATAGCAAAAATGCGATTTTGAAATCCAATAATTGCAGCCAGCAGATTGCGATTTTGGAGAAGAAGATGGAAAACCTATCGTTGCTTTTCAAGAAAATGGAGTTAGATAAGGCTTCATCATGAGCCAAGCCGGCATAATCAATATCGCCGATGGGAATATACCAGGAAATGTGCCTATAATTTTCCAGGGGAATACAGGCCCTGGAGCTTCTGCGGTCAATCATATAATCGACATTGTAGGCGAAGGAGGGGTGACTGTCGATACGACCGGACAAGTTATCACTATAAGGGTGACATCTTCTGGGTTCACTTGGAATCTCGTCACGAGTATTTCTCCACCTAATCCAATACAAATCATTGCAGAAAATGGATATAGCTGTCAGGGGACCAACTTAGTAACTTTCATTTTGCCGCTTGCCCCAAATTTTGGGGATACATTCATCATCGCTTCCACGACAAGCCGTTTCCAGATTAATCAAAATGGTGGTCAACAGATGATTGTCGGATCGGCCTCTACTACTGCGGGCTCGGGGTATTTGATCTCTAATACAGTAGGTGATTTTGTAGAATTTGTTTATGTAGGTTCAAATATTTTTCAGAGTTTCAGCCCACAAGGCACTCTCAGCTTAAATTAAAGGAGTTTCAATATGGTCGCCACACCAGGTAATGCCCTAAATATAACGGCATCGGGTTATGTAGTTTTTGACGGAACAGCAACTTTTACCGGTCGAACCTTTCAGGCTGGGTCGGGTATATCGTTAACGAATGCGAGTGGTACAGCCGGCAATACGACTATTGCCACTACGGGTTCAATAGTCGGTACATGGACAGATGAAGCGACGAACTTTAACGCAGCTAAAAACAACGGTTATTTTGTTACCGCTACAGCGACAGCAACATTGCCGGCATCTCCAGCACAAGGCGATACAATAGCGTTCGCGGTAGATTCAGCAAGTGGAATTTTAACGATTACAGCAAATACGGGACAGACTATACAAATAGGAAAAGCAAAAAGCGCCTCAGCTGGCACAGCAGCAAGTAATTTTAATGGTGATTCAGTGACGCTTGTCTATAGAAGCACTGACACGAATTGGATTGCAACGCAAGTGATCGGTACTTTTACCGTAACGTAACCATAAAATAGAGAAAAATAATGGCGGGCAAAAATTCCAATGCTATCAATTACTTTTCACCTGCAAAATGGGTTGTCAGCACTGTTGCCGGAGAAGGAACGCATACAAGTATTTCAGGCGCATTGTCGGACGCTTCAAGTGGGGACACGATTTTCATCATGCCTGGAACTTATACCGAAAACAATACGGTAGGTTCGAACATAAATATATGCGGACAGGTGGGGGATTCTACTAGTCAGGTAGTGATAGACGGTGAATTCACGGTAACGGGCGCCTATACCGTAAATTTATCAAATCTAAACATGCAGACGAATAGCACATACGTTGTAGCAGTGACTGGAAGCGCCGCTAGCGTCGTGAATCTCACAAACTGCTATCTCAATCTCTCAAACAATACCGGAATCAACTATAGCAGTTCTTCTGGGTCATCATCGATCACACTGTCTTTATGCTCTATGAATCTGGGGACCACGGGGATCTCCGTCTACACCATGTCCAGTGGTGGAACATTGAAATTTCGTTATTGTAATTTAGACAATTCTGGCTCCAGCACAACGGCGAGTAGCAATTCTGCTGGAATCGTATCGCTATCATTTTCCAACTTAACCTGTGCCTTATCCACTTCTTCATCAGGCGTTATTAATGGCGCTTTTTGTCAATTTAACACGTCTGCAATAAACACCACTTGCATTACTACTGCGGGAACAGGGGCAAATTCAATTGCAACCTGTTCAATAGCCTCTGGAACGGCATCGGCGCTTTCAATAGGTAGCGGAACCAACGTTGGCTGTACTTTATGCGAGATTTCATCGTCCAATACGAACTGCATAACAGGTGGCGGCACATTTCAAAGTGAAGGCGTTCTTTATACGGGAAGTTCACATTTCAGCAATGTAACTACGCAGTCAGGGGGAGCCGCATCTGGCCTGACACAGGGCACCGCCCCTAGTGCAGGATATATTGGAGAATACATTACAGCATATCAAGGGTCGGGTACCCCATCGACTGGAACCCCAGCAACAATTATAAGCATATCATTGAGTCCAGGAATTTGGGACGTAACATGTGCGGCCGTTTTTGCATATACCGGAATCAGTACGTATGCCATTTTGGGAATCAGCACCACAAATAATACATTCGCGGGAAATTATGGAGACCAAAAAACCTATGCACAGAGTGCTGGTGTAACTGGTTATGCGTTTTCATTGGCAGTCCCGTCCTTCCGCATAACGTTATCATCTACAACGACAGTGTATGCTATTGGAGAGGGTGTTTTTACAACTGGGTCATTGACTGTATCATGTCGAATTTCGGGAACAAGAGTAGGCTAAAAGTCTCTAAGTATGGGATCGTAAACATCGTTTAGCCATGATTCTCGATCAATTTCCTCTTGCCGGTTCAGATACCATTTTTGTCGCCTAGACAACTTTACGTTATGAAAGAATTCCAGGTCTCTAGACCAATAATGATTTATTCTTATGGCATCAGGGCTCATATTGAGGTGTCGGCCTTTTTTTAATATGACATGATGTGGATTTATGATGTCCTTGATATATTTTGTCTGTGCAATGGGCTTCGCGAGTACGTGTGCTCCATTATCATCTTCGGCTCTATACAATAAATGCTTTCTAAGCATCCCTCCATCGGGTATTTTCAAATTACCTGTCCCATACATACGCCAAAAGGCGCTTATAGATTTTATCTTCTTGTCGAGACCAAAAAGAAATTTTCCAATGCCTGATTTGTTTGGGCAAAAAAGAAATTCATCCGTATCTAAAAAAGCCATCCACAAACTGTTGTGGCCGTATTTTTTCACACAATGCATATATGCGCTACATTGTATTTTATTCCAATCCGCTTGGTTAAGAGATTCATAAGGCCATTTGACTAGCGTTACGGAGCCGTCTTTTATATAATCTTTTAGCACGTATTCAGGATCATCATTACTCAAATTGTCATATAGGTAAAAATGGTCTACACCCTGGCTACGATGGAAATCTATCCATTCAGGAAGATATTTGGCGTCATCACGAAAAATCGTGCATATAGAGAGGTGATGTTGTTGCGCTGAAAGACGTGAAATGATACACATGAGAAAAGCCACGAATACCATAAACATTACTTGGGGGTAAGGGTGAATAAGCTTATTTATATTTCTGCGCTAACCTCTCTGATGGCCTGCAACACACTTCCACAATTATATCAAGCAGCTGAAGATATTGCCGACGATGAAGCCATAAGGGTCTCGGTGAGCAAAGAGTCTATCCAAAAACAAACAGATGTAAACATCTCTGTAGACGTGAAAAACAATCAACCATTACCGAAGTGAGTATCTGTATGCCATTGTTGCCAGGCAAGAAAAATATTGGAAAAAACATTAAAACGGAAGAAAAAATTCATCCCTATAAACAGGCTGTAGCAATTGCATTGGAGACGGCCAGAAAATCCGGCGTAAAAATACCAAGAAAAAAGGCAAAATGATGGACAAGTTAATCAAAAAAGAAAAAAAAGTCATCGATAAGGGCATGGAAAGGCTAGAAAAGATGGACAAGAAAAATGATAAGAAGCATGAGAAAATGGGCATGAAAAAAGCCATGAAAAAGAAAGGCTGTTAACCTTCTGCGATTTTGGCAAAGAAGAGAAAAAAATAAAGTTGTGTGATGTCCTTGGGTACGTGTTGAAGTGAGCGAGGATGGGGTTAAAATCCCATCCTTTCTTTTCATACAGTTTCTGTCATTTTCAGAGCCTCTCTTACCATTCTTTTGCATTGTTTAATGCAATAGGACATATTTCGATAAATAGGTTTAAACAAAGGGTGATCTTTGAGATTTTCGGGTACAGGGAAAATTTCAGAAATCGAGAAGCGTTTTCCCAATTGAACCATAGAAGGAATTAAGTCTTCTGAATGGGCACAATCAAAACCAATCATATGGCCTTCTTGAGTTTTTTCTGCAAAAGTCACACCAAAATGACAAGGTAAATCCACTTCATCAATATCTTTTCCGTAAAGTGGATGTTCTTTTGGAAGGAAAATATAGCCGCAAAGATGACCACCAAACCAGGCCTCTTCATGGGCACATGGTTCTCTCTTACAAATCCTAATCACCAAGCATTTTATGCCCTTGTATTCGAATTCGATACGATCTGGCTCGTCAATCCATTCTCCGTATCCAAGATGTTTTATTTTGAATTGTCGATCATATAAGGTCTGTCGTGTTTCATTTTTCATTAAGAGCAATTATCTCCTGTAATGTTTTTATTATAGATTTTGCGTCATGAATCGATGAGTTTAATACATCTTTAGGATTTACAACTTTCATTATGGCTTTAACCTCGTCTCCTTCTCCATAATCACAGCTATCAACCCATTCAATATCGTGTAAAGCCTTTGCAACTAATATCAAATGTTTTCCAAAGGCTTTTCTGCAGACTAGAATACGGTGCTTGTAATCCTGGGCGCGTAGCCAGTTCCTAAATTCTAGGTATTGCCACTGCCTGTTAGACTTTGTTAAGTCGCCGCCTACAATAAGAACGTCTCCCCCTGGAGTTTCAGGATAGAAACCGTGCAAGTCTGCTACGCAATCAATCTTCATCTTTTAACGTCCGTACCAGCATCGACAAGATCATGGGGTGTCCTAACTATTTTGTGTTTGTTGTTAGCGTAAGTTTCTTTAGGGATAGGAACGACACCGCAACACTGAGCCTTGCACTTTGGGTGCATCTTTTTGCAGTCGAAGCAGCTCATGCTGGCACCATCATCTTTGCGGCTTGTTTGGCTAGGGACTTACATTCCTTGATGCAAAAGTCAACGTTTTTATATGTGGGGTGAAACCAAGGGTGTTTTTCAAAACCCTCCGGTGTGGAAAAAGCTTTATTTATTTCTATAAGCTCAGGAATTGTCCGGTGCATGTGTTCCATCGTAGGGATTAAGTCGCCTAAATGGCCGCAATCAAACCCAAGAATCCAGACTTCATCTGTCCCATCGTGAAAAGTTACGCCTTGATGACACTCAAACTCATCCCAGCATTCTTTCCCACACATAGGATGTTCAGGAGGTAGGAGTATATAACCGCAAAGGTGTCCTCCGAAATAAGCCTCGGTTGGGCAGTAAATCTCGCGTTTTACTACGCGAAAAACTAGACACTTTATTCCTTTATATTCAAAGGTAACCTCGTCGGGCTCATCCAACCATTCTCCATAACCCATAAACTTGAGTTTAAACTCTCGGCTGTATAACTCTTTCCGCTTCTCGTTTTTCATCTGCTGCTGCTCCTGGTTGAATTTTTTCTAAATATCTATACAGGGTAAATCGAGAAATTCCAAGTCCTAATGCAATTTTACTTTTAGGTTCTCGTGTTTTTAGCATCTCTTCAAGTTGCTTTATCTTATCGGGAGTCATTTTTGTTTTACCTCCCCGATACTTTCCTTTCTTTTGCGCCTCAGCAATCCCCTCGCGTTGCCTTTCCAGTATCTGCTGCCTTTCTAATTCTGCAATAGCCCCCATAACCGTTAAGATCATTCTGGACATGTGATCTTTTGCTCCGGTGAACTCCATTTTTTCTTTTACGAAGTGGACTGCCACTTTCTTAGCATTGAGTTGGTCGATTAAATCCAGCAGCTCTTTTACGTTCCTGGCTAGCCTGTCCATGCTGTGGACTACTACAATGTCGTCTTCGCGTACGTAGTCCAGTAGCGCAATAAGTTGCGGCCTTTTTATATTTTTACCCGAAGCATATTCAATAAACTTTTTATCCACTTCGACACCTGAAAGCTGCCGGTCTGGATTTTGGTCTGTTGTGCTTACTCGGATGTATCCGACTCTTTTGCCTTGTCCCATATTACCCTTCTATCTTCTAATCTTAGAATCGCGTCGAGCATTCCCTTTGCAAATTGGAGTCCCCATATTTGTCCGTTCGCCCTTGCATATTCAACCATATCGCATTTATCAGCGCATACGAGGGAGTTTTGATAAATAAAGTCTATATTCCCCTCTAGTCCCTTTTGCATGTCTTGCAGCTTTTCAAGTAAAGGCTTACGAAAGATTTCATTAATATCCTTTGTATTCATCCGATTCGCTTTCCTTTATTCATATTTTTTCCCATCAAATGCACCTAATGCGAACTTGAATCTTCCTAATTCTTCATTAAAAAATTCTCTTAAGTCTAAGGGCATTTCTGCATATTTTTGACATTTTTTGAACTCCTCCGCTTCTTTAACAAATTTTAGTATATATTGTTTTTTTTCTTCGCATTGAGGGCAATAATCTATTGTAAGATTATTATTATTGAAATAAAACCCACAATTTTCGCATGTAAAATTCATTTTATTCCCATTAGGATTTTAAAAGCTTCTCTTGCTTGCTGAGGACAAACTGAGTTGCCCAAGGCTCTAGCTCTGTCCACTTCAAAGGAATTCCCATAATCCATTCCAAGAACTGGCTGTTTATTTTTTTTCCAATAAGCTCCGAATCCATCTCTCCAATTTTGTCCGCAAGGTCGTATCCGTGTTTCTTGCTTTTTCGAGTCGGAGATGGTTCTCTTATAGGTTTGCCAGCTTGGCTCGCTGTTGGAGTGGGCCAATAGAAACCATCTACTGCGTTTTTGCGGTGCCATAAGTCCTTGAGCGGATATAGTACACCATCGACAATCATACCCCATGTCGGCAATGATTCTGGCAATGGTAGATCCACCTCTCCTTGAAATGGCACTGACATTTTCAAGGAATAGAAATTTGGGCTTGATTTCTTTGGCCAAGCGAGCGATCTCGAAAAAAAGTCCGCTTCGCTCTCCACCCAATCCTTTTCCATGTCCTGCAACGCTAATGTCCTGGCATGGAAATCCTCCATAGATAATATCAATGCACCTTGGTAAATCGTATTGAGATAAAGTTCTGATGTCATCCCAAATTGGAGCGTATCGTAATTCTTTTGTTCCCATACGACTGAGCAAGACTCCTTGACAGTAGGCGTCGATTTCGCAATAGGCGATTGTTCTAACCCATTCCCTGAGTGCGAGGGACACGGCTCCTGTTCCTGAAAAAAGATCCAAGCCATTTAACATCCTTATTTTCCTTTATTTCGTTCTTCAATAGAGCAAAGGCGACCATGAAAGTCTTTCATCTCTTTATTGACTTCCTCTTTATAAGAAGCCATGTCTCGGCTAAATTGTTCTTTCCAACCGTCAATCTTTGTTTCAAAAGATTTCATGTCAGCACGTAGCCATCCGATTAAAGCAATGTTTGACCCGACGATTGTGATCACTGTTCCTGCTGCTGTTAATAATGTTGCTGCATCCATAAAAAACTCCTTCTTATTTTCCTTTATTTCGTTCTTCAATAGCGCAAAGACGGCCATGAAAGTCTTTCATTTCTTTTTGAATAGTTTCAATGATAGTCATGATGTGTCTTATGTCAGCGCGAGACTCAGCTCGGTTCCATAAAAACAAAGGTATGACAAAAGCTACGTTACCCAATACAATTCCTAAAACGTGTGTCCAGTCCATAAAAACCCCCTTGGTTGTTGCTTATAAGTCTAAGACATGTTGTTACATTATGTCAAGTGGGAAAAGAACGATTTTGTTGAGACATTGGATTAAAAAAAGCTTTTTTTTAAAAGATTGTGCGTTAGGGAGTACCCTATTCTAACACTGGATCATTCGGCTTATGCATCCAAAATCTTATCCAATAAGGTAATGGGCAAAAAGGGACTTTCCATATAGACCTATAATCGGTCCAGTTTTTAAATTTCGTGTTTTCATTTGATGCCTGTACTTTTCCGCTCTTCTCAAATAAGCTCGCATTTCTTTCGGAGGAATGGAGGGTCTTCGACCGGCCGCATACTTCCAATGAGTCACTTGATGAAGCTTCCGGCTCCAGTGATGCCATTTTTTATAATGGTAAGTCACGTTATCGACTATCGTTTTCCCATTTTTTACTATGACTTTCCAGTTCTGCGGAGGTAGTTCGTCTTCAACGCTAATCCATTCCATGCTATGGATCCCCCTTGTTCAGTTGTACGATTTCATCGCACGATTGAAATTTAAAAGCTCCAGCCATGAAGCAATCATACCATTTATCAATCTCTGCTATCTTTTCATTAAAACTCATGACCACATTCAGGGCATTTCTTAAGGCTTTTCTTTTTTTCTTCTTCGGCAGCTACTTCTTCGGTTTCAATTTCTTTGGAAATGCCGATCAATTGTTCTTCTGTAAACCCCCATCGCAAGAGATCGAGCTCATCCCACTGGTTCGCTAAGATATCCCAATCCCATGTTCCTTGATTGAGATTCAGGCCTATACATAGCTGGTCTATTTCCTCTTCTGCAAGTTGGCGATCGGGCACCCAACATTCTACTTCCTTAACTTTCATTTTCTTTAAGATCTTAATGCGTTGATGGCCGCCGATGACCTGTCTGTCTAGATTGATGATCGGCTTATCTATCATGCCAAATTTAGCAATCATCGAGGTCAAGTGCTCGAATTGATCTTTGGATATTTGTCTAGGATTCTTTGGGTATGGCTTCAACTCTTTGATCGGAATTGTTTGCAACGTCCATACTGTTTGTGATACCAAGTTCATCATTTACTCATATTTTTTTGTTTAATTGACTTTTTTTTGATTATTCCACAAAATTTTGGTCGAGGTGATAAAATGAACGCTTTACAATTAGATTTCTTCAAAACAGAAGAAGAATCAGAAATCGAAATCCTTTCGCTAGCAATCAATGAAGTGAAAGCCTCCAACGATAAAGTTCGCAAAAAGCTTTTCGCCGAAAATGGCAAACTAACCAAAGAGATCATGGAACTCAGGATGCGTCTTGAAATTCTTGAAGCTGGCCTATGTCTAGAGTCTCGATTTCAATCTTGAGCCCTAAAATCTTACCTTTCTTCTGTCCATATTCCCATTTGATCCGGTTATCATCATCTGCACGTCCTTTCAATTCTCTAGTTTTTCCCTTTCTATCAACGTAATAGGCTCGTTTCTCTGGGATTAAGCACGCGCTTATCTCATCGCGCACGTATTTTAGCGCTACGCACAAATTATCATCATCAAGCCGCCTCCCCCCCACCCTTGTCATTTTAACGCAGCAGGGCAAAGGAATGGGGCCTTTAAGACCATTAAATAGCAGACTTATGAAGTGCTGCTGAATTTTATGCCTTTTGGATCGTACAGTCCAATGCTCCGAGCGATTAGCTTCGCTTACAGTCTTGATCGGGGCTTCCCACGTGACCTTCATTTTAACTTTCTCAAGGAAATATTGACTTTTTTCAATGCATTCTCAAATTGCTCTCTAAATGATTTCTCTTCATATTTAATACAAATAGGCGAAATTTGACCTCTTTTCATGATTATCTCTACATGTTTACTCAATGCGTCGATAGTGGCATATTCACTCTGCTGACCATCGTATAATTTTGCATAGGCCTTGTTGTCCTCAAATCGATCTTCTGAATTTGTTGGCACTTCCGGCTTGTTCTGGCAAGCCCATTTGATCGCGGGCGATAGCCCTTTGCTAATCTTCGTCTCAGGATGTCTTGCCCAAGCTATCGCATTTTTCACGACTTCTGGCTTGTATCTCTTGCTGATCTCGACTTTGTCTTGGTCAGGGATGTCGATGTCATCCAGATCGGGTAGCCACTTGCGAGATTTATTGCCATCTGGACAAGGTACAACCTGGGGGTTTGGCTTTAAAGAAGAAGATTCATTAGAAAAAACAGCAGCAGCAGCAGGGGTCTCGAGATCCGTGGAATCGGAGGGGCTCCCTTGCTGCTGTTCTTCTTTATTAGCTCCATCTGTATTTTGTATGCCCGGGTTTTCCGGGCCGGAAGAGCCGGGCCGGTTTTCCCCGTTTGGTAAGCATTTTTTGAATTCCCTAATCTTGTATCTGTATGGTTGAAATATTCCCTTTACTCTTTCGCGCGTTCGTTCGGCATACCCCGCGGCTATCAATTCATCAAGTGCTGAGTTCAAATATTCTTCGCCGATGCCGAGCCCGTTTTGAAGTTGAGAATGGTAGATTTTCCAATTAGAGGGGAGAGAAAAGAGATATAATAGAACACCTTTTGCTTTAGGGGAAATTGTCTTGTCCTGTGCCATTTCTCTTGAAATCATGACATAAGGATTTTGTTTATCGTGAGGGCATCTTTCGAAGATTGGTTCATTCATATTGTACGGCTCCTATGTAAAGTTTTTCTTTTTTTTACAAAATGCTGTCTACAAAATAAGGAAGCCGCTATCATATGAAGCGGCGCGGCCCCCTGCTAGTACGCGACTCGCGGCGGCCCCCTGCTAGTACGCGACTCCCTGCTGTGCAAGATGCTCCTGTGTCTTGTGTACGAGGCTACTGTGTATAAGCAGCTTTAAGGTTCAGTTCTTCGCCGTTCGGTTCTTTAAGGGCCTATTGTGCTAGTTTGTGTATCATTCCATTTCTTTTGGGCCGATGAACGGTTCGTCGGCCCAATTTTCATTCTTCTTCAGAGATATCTTCCCATCCTATCAATTCGATGGTGATACCTTCGAGGTCTTCTTGGTAACTTAGTAATCCCTGATTGTTCAGCTTCCTAAGCCCAGAACGGAATGTGTTTTTGTTGAAAAAAATGGAAACATCTTTCCACGACATAGAGATCCGGTTTTCCGAATCCTTCTTATCCCACAGGAAACAGTATTCTTTTGTGAGCGGGTCCATTACTTGCATTAGAAATGGCTTTGGCGGTAACGTCTCTAGTGATTGAAAATCTTGGCGGATTAACATATAGCTTTTCTCCTGTCACCGCAAGTATTTATACGAGATCGAAAGAAAGGTCAATGAATTTTTATTTAAAAAAACGATTTCTCAAATTTTCTTTCCGTCACACAGGCATGTGATTGGCTAAGGAATCATAAAATTTTTTTTCCTGTTCAACCATATTCTCTATAAAATCATCATTTCTGCTAATCTCAATGATGATCCCGTCCACACCATCAAAGCTAAAGTAATAAACCAATTGGCTGCTACACACATACATTTGGTGTTGCATTTGGGCATAGTAATAGTCAGGTACGATGCCATTGATCGCCATGGCATTCACTTTTTTCCCTGGACATTTTATCTCAAGTATCTCGTTTTCAACATTTATCCCGTCCAACGAAGCCATCGCCCAATCACGAACAAAAACTTTAGGAACCATATTTTTCATTGTTTTAATGCAAAACAGATCTCTAGCGATCGGCTCGAGTTCTGTGCCTCTCTTCATCCTTTCATTCAAAATCACGGGCGCTTCACCCGTGATTTTTTCTTTGTATAGTTGGTTCTTATTTTTCCATGGATTTAGGCCAAGGATCACGGCGGCATCCGTCGCCGTGATCTTCGATCTTCTTAATTCTAGCCATTCAGTAGATCCTTGTGCGACATCAAATTCAACGGGAAGAGGTATCATATTCCAATCTCTTCTCTAAATATTTTATGTAATCTACAAGCATCACAATACGATTAGCTAAAATTCCCGATACCATGGCATCGGGATTATCAGACATTTCTAACCATTCAGAAGCGCTTTCGTGGACTTCTCTAAGAATATCTTCCGCAATCATTGTCCCTCTGCAATTTGAAATTGATCTTCTGCGGTTTTCGCTCTTTGTTTGGCGTGCGTTTCATTCATGGTTTTTTCCGCAGCATCTTTAACTCTCTGATACAGCTCGATAGGAAGATCCAATAACTCTTTGATAGAATATTGTTTCTCTAATGAATGAAACACCCAATCCCTGTATCTTGTGCCACATTCTGCTAAGATCATTTCTAGATCATAGGCTTGCTCCATCGATATTTTTTTATCCACATTTGCAGAGAAAATTCCAGGTGTGAAAACTGTATTTTCCTTCGAGAACGGATCTTCGTTATCGAATAATGCCTCTAGATTGCATCGTCTTTCATTGAATAGATCTATGACATGAGAAGGAAGCGGTTTATGTGGCAATGGGTTCAACACATATTCAGTTTCAAGGTCCTTTCCTGTCTTGACAATCTTTATGTCATAGGAATACGGTTCGCCCCAATCTTTATCCATGCATAGAGTTTGAAGACTTTTTCTTATTGATGATTGTGTAATGTGTAGGATCTGAATTTCTTCTGCTAAGTAATTCCAGACGATCATGGCCCAGAAATGTTTTATCGGCTTTTTGGGGTCGATAGGCCGTGCGGGTTTTTCATCGAACCTAAAACGGACAGGCTTTTTGTCTTGCCAATCTTCCCATCCCAAAATAGGTTGAGATAATATCCTGAATTTGTTCTCTCCTTCCTGGAATTTCATATAAAAATTCGAGGCTTTTGGAGCCTGATAGTCAGTTGGTAAAAATTGTATTTTTGTCATGTTGCCTCTGTGGATAGATATATACTTTTCTTATCATTGATAAAAACAACCACCGAGCCCTATATTCGTAGCGCGGTGGTCGTTTCGCAATTC